TAACAGCACTCACATTTTTCTTTTTTCCAAGTTTGGTTAATTCCTTGGCTACCTTTTCACCTTTCGGGAGCTTTAATTTAGCTTCTAATACTTCATTAAATGATTCCTTAAACGTCAGCATCTGTTACAACTTCTCCTGTTTCGACTTCCGTCTCCGCAGCAGGTTCTTCAACTGCAGGAGCGTCATCAGATGCTCCATACATTTTAGAAGCAACTTCTTGTTTATGATTATCCAATGCGTCAATCAGTTTATCATGCATAATACTATTAAAAGTATTATTACTAGTTTGCGCATCGCCCGTTTTTATATTGTCAATTAAGTCTCTTGTGCTCATAATCTCTCTGTATAGTATTTATAAAATTGTTTATTTCCAGTAAACTTTTTGTATACGATATGTTTATATGGTCGCACCCGATAAATCTGGGTTAATATCACCAGGTTCTAACGGATCTTCCTTATTATCTTTAGCAATTTGTTTAATATCCTCATCATCCAATTTAAGAATATTTCTACGTACCCAGTCTTTAGACCAGAACGTACCTATATATTCATCCATCATTTGAAGAGTTTCTATACGTTCCTTAAGGATTTCTGCATCCTTAAGTTCAGCATAGTAATTATCTCTGGAAAACTCAACTACTATCTGCTCGCGGATATTTACCCAGTCACTTGGCACAATAATCTTTTTAAGGATTAACTGCCTTTTCAGTGCTTCATAGAATAGTGTTGAGAACTTATTACGAATACGATCAATAAATTTCTGGAATTTAAGCTCGTCACGCGTAATTTCTGAAGATCGACCAACAGAAAATGCATCTGCTTCAGTCAATCTTGACATAGGTATGTTTAAAGACCTATATAATTTGTTTTGGAAGTATTGAATATCTTCAATCTCACCAAGGTTTGAACCACCAGGTAGAGTATCAATCTCAGTACCACGACCACCTTCTCTACGTGGTAACCAGAAGTCTTCCATAATATTACGATGAACTTTCTCATCTTTAATAGCACCAGTACTAGGATCATATACGATCTTATTACGATATCTATTCATTGTATTATTTAAATATTCTTCTGCTTTACCTTTAGGTAAATTACCAACGTCTATATAAAATATACGTCTTTCAGGTGCTCTCGATATACGATAGATAACTAACGAGTCTTCCATCATACTTAATTGGTTAATAGGTTTAAGGGCTTTATTTAAGTAACCTACAACCTTATTGCGTTCTTCATTTAACATTCCTGAGTTAACTTGAATAATAGCATCAGTATTAATCTTTAATCCTTCGCCGCTATTTGTCATTGTATCATCTTGAAACAAATAGTATTCACCAATCTCTTTTACAAGATCAGCACCAGTTTTAGGATCTTTTACCTTCTCAGTCTCTTTGATTTTACGAATTTTTGTAGGATCGACTTGCCTTAGCTCTAATAATCCAGCCTCAGTCTTATTTGGATTAATAATACAATGATAAAATAAACGTCCATCAATATACCAACGTCTAAATGTATCGTATGCTGTATTTGAGAAGTTAGTTAAATTAAGAATTCTTTGAAATTCTTCTTGAATAAGATCTTTAACATTATCTGCCTGATCTAAATTATCTAAGTTTAGTGTAGCAATAATACCATTCTCATCAGTGATTGCTTCATTACATATATCTTCAATAGCCATATCTACTTCAGGATATGTAGCTACCGAACGGTACTTCATGATTAGATCTTTATCATTCTTGTACTGATCTCCATTGAGATCCATGTATTGACCAAAATAACCACCAGTTGGTGATATCTCGTATGCACCATCCTCGTTATCTGGGGTAAACGATACTGGTTTCTTTTCTGTTTCTATTGCTTTTCGTTTAAACTCAAAGCCAAATAGTGATCTGCTTTCTGCCATATTTTTTAATTGTCCTAATTCACTCTTTTCTAAATATTATTTATAACACTTAGAAAAGAGTGCCCGAAGGCACTCCTTATGTTATATCGATGATTTACGTTGTCTTGTTAGACTCCCAGTATTGTATCTGTAGTTCAACTTCAAACTCTTCAATAGCATTCTCATTCTCATAACTTAGTTCAATTGCACCTAAGTTAGTAGGGAAAGTACCACGAATGTTATAAGTTTTCTCTACCGTACCATCTTTGTCCAGTTGCTCAACGATCATATCCGCCATATAAGAACTAGGCTGTGTTAAACCTGTATTCTGTTTATGTTGGTTAATACCGTTCATCCACTGTTCAAAAGAGTTACGTACATTAAAGTCCGTATCGTTAATTATGGTAACGCCCCATGGATCAAACGTTCTGTCACCAGCAATTTGCAATGTACGACCCCTAAATGGAACAGGAATCGGAGCTATTGTGCTTGCCGGCATTGAAGTCGCTTTACACATGTAAGATGCCAACTCAACATTCGCAGTAACATAACTTGGAAAAGCCATGGTTACTTTGAATAAATTAGGTCTAGCACCGCCGCCAACTAGTTTGGCTTTCATATCATCTACGCCTAATATTGCCATCTTTAATTACCTCCCGCGATTTCACTAAACTCTACGCCAGTTCTTGTAGCAATAAAGTTTAAGGTTATAAAGTTAATAGATCTTGCAGGTTTGATATAAATGTCAGCAACAAACTTGTTAGTATCTATAATAGCACCAGTATTATTAGTACCATCACAAACAACCTTAAAGTCTGTAATACCTCTACGACCCTGAACATCTCTTAAGAAAGGCTCAACCATATTTCTAAATTGAGCTCTCGTAAATTCATCATTAAATTCGAATAATGACGCTTTCGATGCTACGCTAACTGCTTGCTCAAGAACAATGAATAGTCTCCTAACATTGATTCTATCAAAAGCACTTGGCTTGCTTTGTAAAGTTTTATCACCAAATAACACTGTACCTTGACCAGGGAAAGTTACAACAGGGTTTACACCCGTCTTGTATAATGCATCTCTTTCTGCTTGGTTAGGGTTCCATGCTAGTTTAGTAACATTGCGAACGTTACCACGTGTAAAACCAGCTGGTGAGAACCATGCATCAGCAACTAAATCAGCATTTGCTGATAGTCCTGCCATAGATCCTGCCGCTGCAATCCAACGATATACATCATTGTATTTGTCATACACATATAAAGAACCACTATCTGCAAAGCCGTAAGACGTTGAAGTTAATGCTGTTCTCCATGCTGCTACCGAAGTAGCTGGTGCCGCTGCGTTTACTGTTGCCGCTCTTTCAGGAGAGACAAAGCCTACCGCATCTTTTCTTGCTGCCGCTTGGGCAGTTATGAAATTACTTAATGTTCTTGTATCAGCTGCACTCAATGAAGAGTTTGCTTGGAATATTAAGTTAGTGTCAATTGTTTCTGCATCTGCCATTAACGCATAACCCGCAGTTGTTTCACCAACTGAAAGAACGTTATCATCAATACCGCCGGTTAAGGCAATAAAGAATGAAGCTACAGTAACAAATGTTTCACCTACCGCAGAATTTCCTGACTCAGATAAAGCTGCTGGTGCGTTTCCGATAAAGACCCATTCTGAACCAGCATTAATTACATCTTTGTAATATAATGTTGAACCATCTGAACCTTTAACATCGCTTGCTTGTGACAAATAAGTCCAATATTCAAGAACAGTACCAACCGCTCCTGTAATTGTACCATCTACGTCATAAACCCATAGGTGAATTTCATCATTAGAACCGCCAACCGCGGCCGCTCCTGCTGATGTTCCTGGTACACTTTCGACATTGCTTAACTGCCATGCTGTACCTGTTTGACCTGCCGTAAGAACCGAAACTCCTACCGCATTACCTCTAACACCAGGGTAACGAGCTTGCGCCCAGTCTCCTGCTGCAGGTGATTGACCGTCAAATACGGTCTTGTTTTGTGTTAAAATTCCAGTACCTGACGCTGTTGCGTTACGTGCTGAAGTTCCAACGGCCCTGACAACCTTTAGGTTGTTGCCATAGCTTAGAAATTGGGCTGCCGATAGAACACTTTCGAATGTGTCCGCATTGGGCTCACCAAACTTCTCGACCAATTGAGTTTCCGATGTAACAGTACATATCTCATTTGCTGGACCCCACGTGAACGCACCGGCCATAGCTCCTATTGTTGATGATACTGACGGAACGACATTGGTCAAATCGATTTCTTTTACCTGTACTCCAGGCGAAACTAGATTAGCCATCTAAACTCCTTCATGTTAATTATAAGATTTATCATAATACGTGCATTTCTCAATATACTTATTTATACTTATTAAGGTTTATAGGTTTCCCACCCCGGTCCGAACGGATGATGGTTATCTTCTCTCTCAGGCATAACTCCTACAGGTATGACTTCATCTTCTAATTGTTTTACTTTTTGCTTATATAATAGGTTTTTCATATTAATATCTGTTGATTCTGCAAAGAATGGTGTAGATGTGAACCATCCAAACATCACTAAGTTCATCATAAGATCATCGTGTGAGTTATGATCTGCCTGGTAAGATCTACCTTTTGCCACAAATGTCGACATTTCTCGAATTGTTTCTTCATCTTTTATCACTAATTTCTTTTGTGACATAATATCACGAAGGTTAGAACAACCGATTCGTTTAACCTTACTCGTCATTGTAACACCAATAGCATTTGCCTTAATCATAGACTCTACAAATACGTTCTCATATTCTAAATCATAATATAAACCATTACATACTACTTGTCCTGCATCATTTGATTCTACTATTACATGAGCCTCATTATAATGCATAGCATACTTGTATAACATGTCAGGAAATAATAAAGGGCTTATCATATTATCACGGTATGTACATACCTGTACAAAGGGGTTACATGAGATATCTATGACTGTAAATGTAGAATAGTCTTGGCCTCTTCCACGAGATACATCGACAAACATAAGATAACTGTGTCCATCTTGAGGTTGGTCAAAGATCTTTACATTATTATAGTATTCTTGTGGCTCTGTAGATCTTAATGCTAATAATACATCAGCAGATATTAAAGTGTTTCCTGTGCCGTGAAAACTATTACCGAATTCTTGGTCAAACTGGAGTTCAGATGTATTCTCAACAGTCATTTGTTTCCATGCTGCATCTCTTCCTGGTACATCCCACCAGTCTACTCGAGTTGGTGTAAATTCGTTTGTTCCTTGCACTGCACCTTCATATAACTTATGGAACATATTACCTATTCCATTTGCTGTAGATGTGATAATAATCTTAGATGTTTTACCAGATGAGATAACTGGATATGTTGATGTATAAAATTCTGATGCATTCTCTACAAATGCAAACTCATCGAGGTATACAAGGTTAAGTGACATACCACGAATAGAGCTTGATGATGTTGCTGCTGCAATGATTCTACTATTATTAGAGAATCCAATGGATCCTTTATTGAGTGCAGTACAACCTGGTTGTAAAAAGAATGGTAGGTTTTCTAACATAAGAGTAATACGTGCTAACATCTCTCGTGCAATAGCATTCTTATTTGCTAGTACACCTACAACTTGTTCACCAAAGAATATAGCATACCACAGAAGATAAGCGACCACAGCAATGGATTTACCACTCTGACGACATGCCAGAACTATATTAAAGCGATGAGCCGTAAATGAGTCAAACATTTTCTCTTGATACGGGTATAGGTCAAAGGGTATTAAGCCTTTGTCGAGGTGGATTACTTTACAATACTTTTTAGCAAAATATTTAGGATCATCTAAACACTTCTTGTATTCTTTTAATTCCTCTTTAGTCCATGGATGT